AGACGAAGAATATGCTGAGAAGCTAACTGAAGAAATTACTAAATCAACTGAAGAATCAAATGAAAAGGTAAATGATTACCTTGGATATGTTGTGGAAGAGTGGATGAAGCAGAATGAAGTAGCTATTGAGCAGAAGTTAAAAACAGAAATCACAGAGAATTTCATCACGGGGCTCCATGCCCTCTTTACGGAACATAATATTACTGTTCCTGATGAGAAATATGATATTCTTGATGCTGCCGCAAAGCAGGCTGACGAAATGGAAGCTAAGCTAAACGAGCAGACCGAGAATAATATAGAACTCACAAAGAGAGTTGGTGAGTTAGAGAAGAATGAAATTCTAGTTGATGTGGCTTCCGGCCTAGCGGATACGGAAGTAGAAAAATTTGTTGGACTTGCAGAAAATGTTGATTACGAAAATAATGATGATTACCGTAAGAAGTTGGAAACTATCAAAGAATCGTATTTCGCACGTTCCGTTAAGGAAGATGAAATTGAGGCAGCACCAGTTTATGATGAGCAAGGTGATGTAAGTCGAACCATGGCTGCTTATATGTCTGCAATCTCTAGTAGTGAAAAGAGAGCGCAGAAATAATAAATTTTATAAATAATATAAAATACTAAGGAGATATTCCAAAATGTTCAACACAGAACACCTACAGGAAAAATGGCAGCCAGTATTAGAACATCCTGATCTCCCAGAGATTAAGGATGCTTACAAACGTGCAGTCACAACTGTAATTTTAGAAAACCAAGAGAAGTCTATGCAGGAAGATAAGTCTTTCCTCGCAGAAGCTGCTCCCACAAACGCAACGGGCAGTAATGTAAATAATTGGGATCCAATCCTAATTTCTCTTATTCGTCGCGCGATGCCCAACCTAATCGCTTATGATATCTGCGGCGTTCAGCCAATGTCAGGTCCTACCGGACTTATCTTTGCTATGAAGTCCCACTATCAGTCACAGACTGGTACTGAGGCTCTTGTCAACGAAGCCGATACTGATTTTGCTGGTACAGGAACTCATGCAGGCTCTGATGTACTTGAAGATACTTCTTCATATACAACAGGCGCCGGTATGACAACTGCAGCAGCTGAAGCTTTGGGCGATTCCGCCTCAAATGCTTTCGCAGAGATGGCATTCAGCATTGAAAAGACTTCCGTAACTGCAAAGTCGCGGGCTCTTAAAGCTGAGTACACAATGGAACTCGCTCAGGATCTTAAGGCCATTCACGGTCTAGATGCCGAGACAGAGTTAGCTAACATTCTAAGTTCCGAAATCCTGGCTGAAATTAATCGTGAGGTTGTTCGCACGATCTATAATAACGCTAAGAAGGGTGCCGCAACTAATGTTACTGATCCTGGCAAATTTGATTTGGATACAGATTCCAACGGTCGTTGGTCTGTAGAGAAATTCAAAGGCCTAATGTTCCAGATTGAGCGTGATGCTAATGCAATCGCACAAGACACACGCCGTGGTAAAGGTAATATCCTCATCTGTTCCGCAGATGTTGCTTCTGCCCTTACAATGGCCGGTCTATTGGATAACGCTACTGGTCTTAATAACAACCTAAATGTCGATGATACAGGCAGCACATTCGCTGGTGTTCTAAATGGACGTTTCAAGGTTTATATTGATCCATATTCAAATAACTCGAACGCTAATAAGTTCTATGTTGTTGGATATAAGGGTACTTCCCCTTACGATGCTGGCTTGTTCTATTGCCCATACGTCCCGCTCCAGATGGTGCGTGCCGTTGGCGAGCAGACATTCCAGCCCAAGATCGGCTTTAAGACACGTTATGGAATCGTAGTAAATCCATTTACTTCGGCTTCTGATGATAGTAACGCTTACTACCGTCGTGTCCAAGTCCAGAACTTGATGTAAAAAATTACTCACTTATAATAACTATATAAGAGTAACTTTGAAAGACCTCTCCTAGGAGAGGTCTTTTTTTTATCTCCAATTATTATAAATATTAGTATGGCAGATGAACAAAATTATACAACGTCCGGTAATTTAAATATAGAGAAAATTGCCGCGCTTTCCAGACAACCCACCGTACAAGACCTTTCCCAGAATAGTCAATTCAAAGTTACATTAGGTAATTATCCTTTATTAGAGTGGTTTTGTACTTCGGTGAGTTTGCCCGGAGTGTCTTTAGGACGTTATGACCAAGGCACTCGTTTAGCAACTATTCCTAGAGTGGGTGATAATCTGACATTTGACGATATTACTTTTACATTTTTAGTAGATGAAAAACTACAAAATTATCAGGAAATTTTTGATTGGATGGTTAACATAGGTTTTCCTTCCAACCACGTACAGTTCAATGCAAAGGATAGAGTGGATAAAGTTGATAGAGGTGGTGAGTTGAGTCTATATAGTGATTTACATATTGCTGTTTTAAGCAATAAAAATAATCCTGTGGTTAGATTGACTTTCCATGATGCTTGGCCGGTATCGTTAGGTGGCTTAGAATATACTTCACAAGACGCAGATGCTACATATTTAAATGCTGATGTTACCTTTGCTTATTCATATTATGAATTCTTAAATCTATAAATAGATTTAGGAGTAGTAAGACAATCCGTAATGGAAAGAGTTATCTTCATACAATTATTGTAGAAGAATATATAGCGAAAACAAATAGGATGGCTGGCTCTGCTACTCCTTTTTTTTAACTTTGGAATGATATATAATGAGATTTGATGAATTAAGTGAGATGGTTGATAAAGACCTAAAAATAGATGATACGGAATTAGATTTAGAATCTATCCGAACCCCACAGCTCCACAACAAATATTTAAAATTTTATACACAATTTTCTCTCCAATTAAAAAAGATTAGAGATGAAAGGAAGGTATTGTATCGCCAGAAATGGGAATATTATACAGGCAAATCTGATCCAGAAGTCTATAGAGATAATCCTTTTGATATAAAAGTGCTCCGAGCAGACTTAGATATATATTTAAATTCTGATACTGAATTGCAAGAGATTGGTCAAAAAGAAGAATATATAAAAACTATGGTGGAATATACTGAAAGAATATTAAAAGAAATTAATAATAGAAATTGGAATATTCGTAATACTATAGAATGGAAGAAGTTTCTCCATGGTGAGTGATGTTAGAAATTGAAAAATTTAATGAAGTTTATCTCCGAATAAAATGTGAGCCTTCTATAGGCAGAGAATTGGCTGAATTCTTTTCCTTTACGGTACCGAATGCTAAGTTCATGCCGTCTGTTAGGAATAAAATGTGGGATGGTAAGGTACGTTTATATTCTCCTGCTACTGGTAAAATATATATTGGTCTCTTTCCTTATATAAAATCTTTTTGTGAAAAACAAGGTTACGACATTGTTTTAAAAAATAATAAATTCTATGGGCCAGTGGTAGTTGATAGAGATATAGAAAAATCTCTTATCACCAAATTTGTTAAGACCATTACTCCTAAGGGACTTAAAGTTAGAGATTACCAACTAAGTGCCATATCATACATAATAAACAACGAGAGGGGTCTTATCCTCTCACCCACTGGCTCAGGTAAGTCGTTTATAATATACGCACTAGTTAGATACTATACAAACATAATGGAGGATAAAAAGGTCCTTATAGTTGTCCCTACGACTGGCCTGGTAGAGCAGATGTATTCTGATTTTGCTGATTATGGTTGGTTTCCGGATGAACATTGCCATAAGCTTTATTCAGGTCACGATAAAATTACCAATAAAGATGTTATCATATCAACTTGGCAATCTATCTATAAAATGCCCAAGAGTTATTTTAACCAATTTGGAGCCACTATAGTAGATGAGGCACATCTGGCCAAGGCAAAATCTTTAACTGGTATTATGACCAAACTCCACGATTGTAAATATCGTATAGGTACTACTGGAACTTTAGACGGAACAGAAATTCATCAATTAGTATTAGAAGGTATTTTTGGAAAATGTGAAAATGTAACCACAACTTCAGAATTAATAGAAAAGAAATATTTATCAAATCTACATATCAAATGCCTAGTACTTGAACATCCAAAAGAAAAAAGACAGCACTTTGATTATGCAGAAGAATTTGAATTTCTTTCTGTAGATGAAA